CAATCATTGTTCTGCCAGTTGCATCTGAACCTTGAATCTCTGGCATTGCATGATATCTAAACGCAGTGACAATTTTTTCAATACTATCTGCTTCTTTTGAAGATTTTGGTAACATCCTAAATGTAAATGAAAAGCTTCTTCTCCCCACACCTTCAAACGCCATTTCTGTTCTGTTATTACGAACTTTACCTGTCATAATATCTCTTGCTGCGATAGCGCCTGGAGCGATTGTTGCATCTAGAGTCTTTGTTGCCATATCTTGCAATTGGTCACCAGCAGAGTTTACAATTGACATTGCCAAATCATCCAGTTTCATTCCAGAATTAAAATCATTTGCAGCAGACAAAACTCTAGCAACAGCTGATCCAATTTCTGGTTCGCCATAGTTTGCAGAATGTGACATTTGTAATTGTGCAGGCATATACAACGCTATTGCTTGTGCAAGTCTTTTCGTTGGTGCTCTTTTGATAGTAAGAGTTGTCGCCTCATTTGAAGTATCTGCATTACTATCATATGCACCATCAGCAAACTTTACTTGAGAATTTGCTTGTTGATTAATAAAGAACATAACATAGTGATTGTGCCTATCTAATGTACCCAGCTCTTGTGGATAAGAAAGGAAAGAACCACCACTCTGTTGTCCTCTTTTTTTGATTGTTGGTAATAGCGCCATCTAAATAGTCCTATACATTGTGAAAGTATTTATATAGACATGGCATACAGAGGCAGATATATTCCATCAAAACCACAAAAATACAAAGGCGATTCATCTAATATTATTTATCGTAGTCTTTGGGAACGAAAGTTTATGGTTTATTGTGACAGAAATGACGCTATCTTAGAGTGGGGTAGTGAAGAAGTAATCATACCCTACCGTTCTCCTCTGGATGGACGTATGCACCGTTACTTCCCTGATTTCTATGTCAAGGTAAAACAACAGGACGGTTCTATCAAAAAACTATTGATAGAAGTCAAACCAAAAGCACAATGTGGCCCTCCAAAACAACCCAAACGCAAGACGCCAAGATTTGTTCAAGAAGTCCGTACATGGGGCGTGAACAAAGCAAAGTGGGAAGCTGCTATAGAATGGTGCAATGATAGACAAATAGAATTCAAAATTCTTACAGAAGATCATCTGGGATAATGTATAAATACTAGTATGGCAGAGATAATTGAAGGTATACTAGAAAAGACTGGCGGCAAAGATCGTAGTGTTCGTTGGTTTCGTCAGAAGGTAAGAGAACTTGGTGAAGTTCCTCCGGCACAATTGGTGCGTGAGGGAGTAGTCACTGGGCGTCCTAGTTATGGCAGAATGAATTTCTTTTTCTATGATCCAAAATACAAAGACAATACACAAGTTCTTCCTTACTATGATAGGTTTCCCTTGGTTCTTCCTATTGAAGAATACAACAACGGATTCTTAGGATTGAATTTTCACTATCTATCAATTCCTATGAGATTGAAGTTATTGTCTGTGATGTCAGAATATACAAATAATGATGCATTGAATGAAAGCACAAGAGTTAGACTTACATGGAATCGTATTAAGAGGAATCCATTAGTAAAACCAACAGTGAAAAGATACCTTGCTGATAATGTAAGGGGAACATTTCGTAGAATTGATGCAGATGAAATGATGTTGGCTGTTTTGTTACCTGTACAAAGATTTGTAAGGGCAAAAGAGACACAAGTATATGCTGATTCTAGAAGAATGACACAACGGCCAGTATAGGAGAAATATATGTCTAGTATGGATGAGTTTATTGCACAAATACAAAGGAAGGGCGGGCCTGCATATCTTAACAGATTTGAGGTAATTATCCTTTCTCCGTTTGAAGCAAATGCAGATATTGAAGCAGACAGACTTACCTCATTCAAGGTACAGACGCTTACAATTCCTGGCAAGAATCTAAGAACAACACCAAATGAAAATATCTATGGGCCAACCTATGAGATGGCACAAGGATTGACGTATGCAGAAAGTGTTGCAATGACTTTCTATCTGTCAGCAGAACATTTTGAAAGAGACTTCTTTGTGAATTGGATTGATATGATTATCAAACCAGACTCTTACAATCTTGAGTACTATGATAACTATAAAAGAGACATAACAATATTCCAACTGGACAGACAAGATCAAAAAACTGCTGGATACATTTTAAAGGATGCGTATCCAAAAACAGTTGGTGGTATTGATATGAGTCAGAGTTCTAGTGAATTAGGAACTATAAATGTAGACTTCTCTTTCAAAGAAGTAATACAGACTGACGCAAATGGTCGAGTAAAGAATAGTGGATATCGTCCATCAACATCTACGACTCGCCCAAGAATGCTCACCCCACCATCATCACCTTATGGTGCTATGGATAGATAATATAATGCAATATAGGAGAAAATATTATGGCATTACCACAGCTGGCAACAGCGAAATATGAATTGAGACTTCCTTCAACTGGCGAAACAGTTGAATATCGTCCATTCCTTGTGAAAGAAGAAAAGATTTTGTTGACTGCACAAGGAACAGGCGAAACGATGGATGTTCTTAAAGCAGTAGAACAGATTATCGACAATTGTACGTTTAATAAACTACAAGTAAAAGGCCTTCCAATGTTCGATTTGGAATACGTCTTTATCAAATTAAGATCTAAATCAATCGGTGCTTTGGTTGAAGTAAATGTCACCGCTCCAGATGATGGAGTTACATCAGTTCCAGTAGAAATTAATCTGGAAGATATTGAGTGTATCAAGGAAGTTGGACACGACAATAATATTAAGATAACAGATAGTGTTGGTATCATCTTTGATTACCCTAGAATCGATTCTGTAAAATTTGACAGCGCTGATGGTGGTGAAGAAGCATTTAATATTATGAAAAGTTGTGTAAGACAAATTTATGATGCAGAAAATGTTTACGAAAAGACAGATATGGATGATAAAGAACTAAGTGACTTTTTAGAAAATATGACACATGATCAATTTGAGAAAGTTCAAGAGTTCTTTAATACTATGCCTAAAGTGAAGTTACCTGTCAAGGTTAAGAACCCCAAAACAGGGGTTGAAGGTGAAGTTGTACTAGAGGGAATGAACTCTTTTTTTTAATAGCCCTCTCTCATAATAATCTAGAAAATTACTTTAGATTGAATTTTGGGTTAATGCAACATCATAATTATTCCTTGACAGAAATTGAAAATATGTTGCCATGGGAGAGGGAAATATACGTTGCCCTTTTGGTGCAATATATTGAAGATGAAAATATGAAAAGAAAGCATGAAATGATGAATAGTTGATAAATACTATAAAGGAGAGAGATGTTGGCAGAGAAAAAGACAATTACAACTGATCCGGCAGTTGCAGAAGAATTTGACAGTAATGGCGATGGACACATTTCACAAGAAGAAATGGAGATGAATTTGGAATTTAGACGTAAAGAACTAGAAGATGCAGACGCTCGTAGGGATGCTATGAGAAAGATGACATGGTTTGCTCTGATGGGTATGTTATTGTATCCAGCAGGCATCTTTATCACATCATTCTTAGGACAAGAGAAGGCCGCATCAATCATTGGTGATATTGCTCCAACATATTTTGTTGCAATATCAGCGCTTGTAGCCGCATATTTTGGTGCAAACGCATATGTAGATAAGAAGAAGTAAAATGGCAGATAAAACTGTAAATGAGGGTCTACTAGACACCGTTAAAGAACTAAAAGAAACCAACAAGCGAATGGCAAAAGCATCTGATGCTCTTGCAATGAATAGTCAAGTTGGTAAGAAGATTGGTGATGCGGTAAAGGAAAACGCCAAAAAGTCAACTGAGGGATTAAACGCCTTCATGGGGCAATTGGAACAAATGCCTGTATTTGGTGCAATATCTGGTATTGGTAAAGCACTTGCTGGTTCTGCCCTCAATGCAGTTTTAGAAAAACGTAGACTTGCAAAAGAAGATGCTCTTATAGCGAAACAACTTGATATTACTAAAGAAGAAGTTGCAGAACGTAGAAAAAAACAAGAACTAATAAAAGCAGAAGAAGCCAATGCTGCAAAACTTATGGATGTTGCAAAGGCACTAGGATATAGTGCTAAGTCGTTATCGGCCGACAAGAAGGGTGGTGGAGTAAAAATAAATGCTGCTGTGGTTGAAAAGGAACGTGAACAGGCCCGTAAACAAGATAAACGATTTGCTGGACTAGAAGGCGCTATTGCAAGCATTTCTGGTGGTGATGGTAGTAAAAAAGATGATAAACCATCTTGGTTGTCTGCACTAACTGGTGGTTTTGGTAGTTTGCTGGGTGGACTTCATGCAATGCCTGAAAAAATTCTTAAAGGGGTATTTACTTTAGGTAAAACTGTTCTTGGTGGACTTGTAAAACTAGGAACAACACTTATCATGGGGTTAGGACGTAGACTTGGAAATCTCGGCAGAAACCTTAGACGAGGCCTTAGAGGACTGCCAAAGGCTATGGGCAAGTTGCCTGCATTTGCAAAATCACTACCTGGCAAAGTGGCGGGTGGTTTGACAAAGGTTGGGGGTGCAGTAACAAAAGGTGCTAGTGCAGCTGGTGGACTAGTAAAGGGTGGATTAAGAGCAGCCGCTGGAGCATTAAGATTCGCAGGCCCGATTGGACTTGCAGTAACCGCTGGTATGGGATTGTTTGATGGTATCTCTGCTGGTATTGAAGAATTCAAGAAATCTGGTAAAGTAGGTGCGGCAGTAAAAGAAGGTTTTGCTGGTACTCTATCTGGATTGACATTTGGACTTGTATCTCAAGAATCTATATCTAAAGGGTTTGACGCCATTGGTAACTTTGCAGTAGATACTGTTGATGGATTAAAGAACGCTGCATCTGCTGGATTTGAAAAGGCAAAAGAACTAACTAATCTGGGTGTTGCAAAGTTTGAAGAACTAACTGGACTTACAGTTCCTACCAATCTTACAGAAGTAAAGGATGCAGTAGGAAAAGGACTTACAGCGGCCGCCGAGGGTTTCAACAACCTTACTGGACTAAGCATACCAACAAACCTAACAGAACTCAAAGATGGACTTAAAGGTACATTTG